TAAACAACGCCTAAAACAAGTTCTATAATGTGTTGTGGTGCATTTACTTTTAATTCACTATAACCAGTTTCAACATTAAAAATTAAATTCTCTAATAATTCAGAATACAAACAATATCCAAGTATATTTTCTAACATTTGCCGTTCCGTAGCAAAAATGCTTTCTAGAAAATGAACATTTTCTAAGCATTCATTTTGCGGTATGAAAACCTGACCTGTATATTGTTCGTAATTTGTAAACATTAATTAATTTCTTTTGCTACCTTTAATTTATCAACAAAAACTTTCAGCAAAACAATGCTAACCTCTACTTTTGCCCCTTTTTTATGAAATCCGAAATTTTCTGTAAATTCTATTTTTTTTATATCGTACATATCAATATAAGGAACATCTGTGATTTTTTCAGTTATAATCTTTTTGCCGTTTTTTTCAAAACTGATTATTTTTGATTTTTTTCCATTTTTCTCCCATTCTGCTTTAAAATCATTCAAAACCTCAATCGCAAGGTCTTTTATTGATTTCGTTTTTAATTTTTCTAATTCTCCCATTTATTTATTTTATTTTGTTAGGATTAAGCTGTAATTAATGTTTTTACATTCGTGAAAGTATCACGAATTAAATAAGCGTTTGCTTTTGTCGGCATATTATACGCAACAAAAATACCTATTTCATCTATGTTGATATTACGTTCTGTTGAAGTAGAATTGTCATCTAATACGACTGTACCAACTTTTTCAATCTGAATAATATCATTATGAATTGCAACCTTAACTGATGAGAAATCGCCTATTTGCAAATCGTCAATACCAAATGATTCTTCTTGAATTATTTGGATCTGATACATTCCTAGATAGATTCTATCATCAACTATTCTTATAGATCCGTTGTTATTGTTTTTGGTATGTCCATCTGTTGCTTTTTCACGTATTATTTCGGTATATTTACCTGGAGAAAGTCTTATAATAGGATTTTTCACACCCTTAATATATAAGTCTGCTACAATAGATGCAAGTGCGTCTACGTCATCAGGTGCAGTTGTGGTGTAGGTGTTTGCTGTTGGAGTAAAAGGTATCCCTTTTGTGTTTAAAAACGCATTTACTCTTTTAGGTATTTCCTCTAGCAATAGACGTCTTAGCGAAGTTTTGAAGTCATTATAAAGGTCTGCATACCAAAATTCTAGGTGCATAGAGTAGCAAAATAAAGTAACAATAAATTCGGCTTCACTTTCGACCATGTCTATTGCATTTAATTTAGTGAAAGGTTTAATCTCGCATTCATCTGTAACTTGAAAATTAGCCGTATAATTATAACTAATAGTTGCTATTCTTGGTGCATTTAATTGTTCTACCATGACGAAATCTAAAATATTAGATGTTACTCTTGGAGTTTCGTAAGTACCTAAAATCTGCGTCATTATCTGTTGCCACAATGTAGGTACAATTCCTGTTGAACCAGCAGTAGGTAAAGTAGTTGAATTTACCGTATTAATTGTATGTACATTTAAGGAATTAAAGGCTTTAAATCTATTTTTTTCTCCAGCACGTGAAAAACGAGAATCGCCTTTGTAAGAATATTCCTCAGTATCTTCCGTCTTGCCTTTTTGAGCAACTTTGGCTAAAAACGATTTTATAATTGGATTTTCGAACGCAGTTAATAATACTTCATTTCTGCTTTGATTTTTGTTGCTTTCAATTTTACTTAAAGCATCTTCCAAACGCTCGATGTCTTTTTTCAAAATTGAAACATCTGGATTTGTTTTAATTTGTGTTTTTAAATTTTCAATTTCTTGATGTACTAATTTTGAAGCGTTTTCGTCTGCAGTTTTTTTGCTTTCTAAAATTAGTTCAACTTGCTCCTTAGTTAATTCTTTGATTAACTCTTTAGCTTTCAACTCTTTTTCTTGGTCTGTCATTTTATATAGTTTTAATGATTTTAATTTAATACTGGAGTGATTTTATTTGAGCCAAAAATGACACTCGAACCCTCACTTTTTATGTTTGCTTTTGATACTATCCAATAAACCTCATCAGATAATGCTATTTCTGGATTTGCCATTTGTTTTAAAAATTTTTCAAATAAATAATTTTCTTCAACAAATAATTCTGAATCTGATTTTAAAGCCATTTGAATACCTACGTAAGACATTCTAATAGAATGTTGTTTAACCAATCCTTTTAAATACCTTTCGTACATTAAAGGATTAATTTCTTGTTTAATTTCAGCATCGAAAACTAAGAGTTGCGTTTCCAAATCTGAATCGACACCTAAACTTCTAAATGATACTATTTTTGTTGAAATGTTAATACTTTCCGGATATGCAATAACTTCTTTGTGGTTTAGCTCATGATTATTTACTAAATATATTTTTCCTTGAACTTCTGGAATTGAATCGTCCCAAATACCTTTTATATGCAAATCCTGATGAGAATCTAAGTAATTAGTTGAATTTATTGCTAATTTTTTAGACAAAATGTTATTTTGATTTTCTTCTATATTTTTAAACAAAAAATCAGATAAAAAACTTTCCTGTTCTTTCGTTTGTTCTTCAAAAAAGAAATCAGATAAATAGCCCATTTTAATAATTGATTTTTTAGTGTCAATTATTTTTTCTTTATTTTCGCCTACATAATCTAAAAAATTAGTTTTAGATTTGAAACTAATATTGTCAGTTACTCCTTTGATTATCATTTTTTTACTTCTTTATCTATATTAATTTCTTTTTTTTTAATTAATTTTAGTTGGTTTTCACGCCCCTTAATTAAATCTTCAACTTGTTTTGTAGTTAGTTTTTTCATGACAATATTTCGTTATTAATTGCGTTATCTATTTTAATTTTACCTTCTTCAACGGTAAGATTATTATTTGCGACTAAATTATTAATTATTTCAATATAATTTTTCAAAAATTCACTATAGGATTTTTTCTGCTCTTGCTTTCTATTTCTGTAAATCTCAAGGTGTTCAAATGATACCTTAATTTTATTTGTATGATAATAATAAGATACTAATGAGTTCGCGAAATTTTCAGCAATATTTTTAGCAATATTTTCATAAAGGAATAATTCGTCAGCATCTCTATTGTCATACGTTGAATTTTCAATTAATCCATTTGGGATATTATATACTGAATAATATAAATTACCATTGCTTTTTTTTAATGGCGTAAAATCTAGATTATTTATGCCATCTGATAGATTTAAAACTTTCAAAGATAAATCCGTCACAAAGATAGAACGTCCTTGCCCTAATCCTTTAGAATGGAATAATTGCTCCAATTTTTTAGCCTCAGATTTTGCTTCTGGATCTCTTTTATCGAAAAAATTTACTGAGTTAGAAACCTTTATCGCGTCGTCCTTTTCTTGCTCTTTTGAAATAACAACTTGTCCTGATAATTTAACTCGATTAGAATCTCCATTGTTTGCCAGGTTAATTAAATTAGTTTCATTTTTTAAATAATCTAACCTTGAAACTCCTTTAAATTGGTTTTCATCGCTAACTTTCCAATCAACGAATGGAATTATATCTGAATAACGTAAATTTAGATAGTTATCATAATCAAAACTAACATCTAAATCAGTTATCCTTCTTTCAATTTTTGTATTGAAATTTACCAGTTTTGGATTTAAATTGAAAAGTTTAGGCGCTTTTGCTAATTTTTTAGCATCAAAACTATTTGTAGAATTCACTTCTGAATAAATATAGATCCAACCGTATTTTAATAACTTTTCACTAAATTCTTTTAAAAATTCGATTTTATTTTGACGTAAATTTGGTTCATTGATTAAATTAACTAAATTGTCGTCTTTAACAACTTCTCCTTTATCATTGTATGCTATAAATTCAGCCTTTGAAACGGCTTCGGAAATTAAAAGAATGGATTTTAAATAGAACGGGTTTTTTTCGGAATATTCAAAATCATTACTAAACGCATTATTGAAGAATCCTTGTGTGAATTCAGATGTATGTTTATTTTTCCAAATGGTTTTGAAATAATCGAAAAATCCCATTTATTTATTTTTTTCAAAATTAGAAATAATAATAATACATAAAATCAATATTTTTTCTAAAAAATATTTTGGTTTTTTAATTTAAATTCTTGTGCGAAATTTAATGTATCTGGAGCATCGTCATTTCCTTCTTTTGAATTTTTATAACCTTTTTTAGGGAAACTTTTCAAATCTTCTTTAAATAGCATAAATTCTTTAGTTCCGTTTTGTTGGAATGTAAAATCATTATTTACCAGGTGAGCCTTAAACATAATTCGTTCTAATTTATTCGTCGTCGAACGAACTCCATTTAATTCTATTACATAGTTTTCGTAAAATTCGTTAATGATTAACTCTTCTCCACGATTCATCTCTATGAAGTTATAAATGCAATCATATTGCTGTATTTTATTCCTTAGCATTGGCTTAGTATAATTTAATCCATCTTTTGAGTATATTGCATCGAAAACATGGAATTTTTTATCACGAATAAAACAAAAAATAGTACAAAAATAATCTGAACCGCCAACGGCTAAATCTGTAAACGAATAAATACTCTCATATTCAATTTTAAAATCTAAATTCATTTCAGTTATTCCGTCAGGGTACATAAGACCTTCTGGTTGCTCAGCCCACTTACCTAAAATGATATGCGCATATCTATCTGAGTTATTTTTTTCTAAATTGATTTTATAAATTATATCCTCGTTTAAATGCTTAATAATTCTATGATACGTACAAATAATATGGTTCACATTTTCTATTTTAGATTTTTCTATTAAATGCCCCTCTATGTTGATAAATTCAAAATTAGGTTTAATAAATCTCTTGTAAATCCAATGTGTTTTATAACATGGATTTAGTATAATAATAATTTTACACTTTAATTTTTTGGTTCTAATTGAATAGTCTAATTTATCAAAACTATCCTCATCAACCCACTCTTCAGCTTCATCTATTACAAAGTGATCGAATCTTTCCAGTCCTTTTAAATTAGCAGTCTGAATGTGTGAAGATGTTTTAATACCTTTAAATACAGCTTCCGCTCCTGTTAGTGTGCATTTTATACTATCTTTTTGAATTATAAAAAAATTACTTAACCTATCGTCATTTTGTATGTATTTTGAGAATGTTGCATAAATTGAAGTTTCATTGCTAGTCATGGTGTAACGAGTAACCATAATCTGAGTTGGAATAGACAGCATTTCAGTTATAAGGTATAGAATAACATCAATAGTCTTTCCTGAATTTCTTCCTCCTGAAACTAAATTATACCTTTTTTTGCTGTTTTTTAAATCAACAAAAGGACTATTTGAAACTGCAATTTTCATTTACCTTTATCTATTTAACTGACTTTCACGTTCTCTTACTTGTTTATTGTAGTCTTCTAATAATTGATAAAAATCTATGACAGAGATTTTAAATTTGTTTATTTGGATTTGGTTCAAAGTTAATTGACTTAAAATTTTAGTTAAGAAGTCTGTTTGTGGTTTATCCTGAATCGCTAATATTTTAGGTTCTAACTGTTTGAGTTTATTTTCTAATGTATTAATTCTTTTATCTACATTTTCAGCATCAGTATCAAATTTATTTAATTGAATGTCATATTCATTAGAACCTTTTAATAACCTTTTTATTATATTTAAATTTGATAATGTAAAAATAATCTCATTATATTGATTAAAATCATTATAGGTATCGTCTTTGATTAATTCTATAAAATCCTGTTGCAACTTTTCAACTAATTCAGAAGTTTTTTTATCCAAAATTTTAGGCAAGTGTTCCACTTTACCTTTTTTTAGTAAATATTTTAAAGGTTTAGTGTTTAATTCTGTTAAATTATGAGAATCGTTAATAAATTCAACCCAATAATAGATAGGAATCTCTTTTAAACTATCGTAAAAATAAACAACTCTTTCTGTATTCATGTTTTTTTTAAATAATTATTAATTATTTTATCCACATGGTCTTTTTTTAATTTAAATTTAATCATAATTGTTTTTGTTGAGTTTTCTCTATTATGTAACCAATAATCTAAAACCTCTTTTTGTTTTTCTTCGCTTACTATTTTTTTCATTCCAAATGTTTAGAAATTATATCCGCAATAGTTTTTTTAACCTCTTCCGCAACTTCTTTTGATGCAATAATAGAATTTTCGATTTTGGTTGGAGCGTCTAATCCTTCTAATTTAGAATAAACCGCAACCGATTTATTAAAAGCATCGGCATCTTGTTTGTCTTTAGATTTTAAAAAAGAGTTGTATGTCAATTTAACCACATTAGAGGTCATTTTAAGAACTTCTTCCCTTTTTAATATCTGACTACTATCTTTGTTTTTTAATTCCTCTGTAACGTTGTTTTGCCTTGCTAATCGTATTTTATCCTGTCCCTCTTTGATGTAGGTTGCTATTGTAGGAAGTTGTAGGATTCGGTAGGATTCTACTCTTGCACTTTCTGGTTGTGCTTTTGGATACGCCTTTTGATAACTGGCAATAGCATCAGATGTGAGTATGTACTCATCAGCAAAGATTTGATGTTTCTTGTTTGGTATCATAAATTAATCTATTTGAGCGTGGCAGTGGAGTCGAACCCTATCTTTTTACTGGAATGTAAAATGTAATAACCATTATACGAACCACGCATTTTTAATCTTTTATTTCTTTTCGTTCTGCTAAACTTATTTTTTCACCTTTATACATTCCTGCTCCTAATTCATCTATTTTTGAAAATGGTAAAATAGGAACAGTTATTTTGCATGATTTATCTATTAAGTAAATGTATCTAAATTGATGTCCAATAATTGGCTTTGCACCTATTTCTTTCAACCATGTGTTTTCTGATTTTCCTTTTGGTTTGTTGTATTTTAATTTATCTTTTACCGCTCCTGTGTTTCCATCAGCGAACACAATTTTATGACAAATTGCCCCGTCTGGCATTTCCATTAATTGGTTATTTATTTTTACTGCTGTTAATTGAAACCCACTTGCTCTATAAATAGTACCATCTCCACATTGTGTGCCATCACTAAAACTTAATATCCATTTAATATGAGGTGCATTCTTTTTAATTAATTTGAAAGAAATACTCAAACATCTACTTTCAGAATACTTTGGCAAATAATCGTCAAAAACCATTCTATTCAACTCTCTAAATTCATTCCATTTAGTATGAATAGTTTTGTTTTCTGTTTCTACTAAATTAATAACCTTACTTCTGTCTAAGGGATTTCCAAAACTCATAACACCGTGCAGCTTATCGTCAAGGAAACAACCAAAATGCAAATCACTTCCATTAACTACTTTTCCGCTATAATGATGTTTTTTTACAAACTCATTTGCAATCTTACTCGGTATTACTTTAACGATTATTTCCTTTGCTCTGCCCATTGCATAATAATTAAATAAAGTGCGTTACCGTTACTGTTTTCGTTTCCTAAAGTTTCGCAGTATTTATATTCTTCCGTTGCTTTAATATCAGCTATTGCGTTTTTAATATGCTCCGCTTGTTCGTCTGCCAAAGTAAAAGTCATTTGTTGAAATGGTGCTTTGTCTCCATCTTTTAAACTAAAATCAGTTCCAAAATCTTCGCTATCATTTGTATATTCCTCTACCACCACCCCACACTCTTCAATATCAATATCGTACTCCTCAGCAATTACTTCAATCATTTCAATATCTAAATTAAAGTTTTTATTTGCGGTGGTGTTTGCTAAAATTTGAGCTTCAAAATATTCCTTTGAGTTATTTTCAATATCGGTTACGATAACAGGATATTCGTTTTCTTTCAAATGAATTTCAATCGGTTTTTTGCCTTGCTTTTCAAATTGCTCAAAACGTGCGTGTCCAGAAATTATTGTACCATCGGTAGCAACTGAAATACTTTCAATTACTCCGACTTGCGAAATTGATTTAGCTAATAATTCAGTTCCATCTTGGGTGTGTAAATTGGTGTTCCGGTTTGATGGTTTTATTTTAATCATTTTAAATCTTTTACTCTTAATCCTTTCAAATAGGAATAATAATTAATATTGTGTTTACTCTCTACATTATCACAATACCATTTGAATATTTCGCCTTTTGGAACGTTTAATTCTAAATCTGTTCGTATATCTTCAAATGATAAAAAAGCATCTGAAAAGCAATTAATACCGCCTTTCATTTGCCCTATCCAACCATCAGCATAAACTTCTTGCTTTTGGCAAAATAAATCGGTGTATAAATCAATACAATTATCTAATCTTTGTTTTAATTCAGATATTTCAATCATTTTACTTTGCATATTTTTTCAATTTCTTTTTACCTATTGCCCATATCGTTGTCTAATATTTGGAACTTCAAATGACGTTTCTTTTGAAAGAATAATTTACAAATATAAGCAAAAAATATAACATCTTTATGCTTTTTTAAAAAAATTTGCTTCAAAAGTTATATCAAGTTTTAATTCTTTTGCCTTTTCGAGTTCTTGTATGGTTCCTTTTGAATCTCTCCAATTATTCTGCACAAAGATTTCATCACAAATTTTTAGGAAAGGAATGCAACGCTCCATGAATACATCATGTGGACTATCTTTTGGAATATCCTTACAAAACTCAACGGGATTTAATACAAAATATCCTAACTTTTCATAATGATTTTGCCAGAATTTAAAATTATTGGTATAGGTTGATTCTAATAATCCTGTTATTTTTCCAGCTATATATATTTTTCGTTTCATTATTTTTATTTTTGTATTATGAATTTAAAAAAGGTATTCCAATTTTTTTTAAATTTCAATTTTCCATCATGTTCAAAAATTTCAATATTAAATATTTGAAATACAAAAATGTATTGTTTATAATAGATAATTTCATTATCAGTAATTTCCGCTTTATTTTTCTTTATTAATTTTATTGTTATCATATCCCTAAATAATCATTAATTAATTTTTCAAATTCTTCAAAAGAATAGATTACAGCAGTTGCATAATTTTCACTTGTTGCGTACTCCATAAATTCTTTTTGTTTTTCAGTTGGTTTATTATAACCTACTTTCATTTCAATAAATAGCCCATGTTTGCCTTGACTTGGCTTAGGAAAAAACAAATCACTTACTCCAGCCAAGACACCCTCTAATTTCATTTTTTTTGCTTCAACTATATTTCTGCTGCCGCCATTTGGAATCGAAAATATTTTATACTCTGGAAATTTAAGGTAAAACCATTTGATGCACATTTTTTGCAAATTACTTTCACTTATTGGTTTGAATTTGGGAATAATTGGTTCTTTTGGAATTTCAATCGTTTCATTAACGCCTAATTTTGTAGTTTCCTTTTTTAATTCCACTAACCTTTTTTGTTTTGTCATGACTTTTATTTTTTGATTGATTTAAAAAGGACAAAATTCGTCCTTTGGTTTTTTGATTAATTCTTTGTAATCTTTTTCGATTTTTTCTGCTATTGCAATTCTAATAAACTGATTGATATTGTACCATCTAACTTTCAATTTATTCATAGTTTCTTTCTGAATTTTTGAAAGTTTAAGGGTTTGAATTTCAGTGTATTTTTTTTTTTTTTTAATACTTTTTATTCGTATATAAATGAGTTATAACCAATCCACAGAATCCTCGATAACTCTCAAATCCATTGCCGTAATTCCTTCTCCTTTATTTTTTAACGGCATATAAGTTTGGTGTAGATCAATTATTCTAAAAAGTATTTTCTTTCTATGCGAAAGATATTCACTCAATTTTTCATCACGAGTAAAATGTTCTTGTAGTGTAAATAATTCGCCTATATTTGGCTTATATTCCATCCATAAAAAAAGAGTTTCTTTACTGCAATTTGAAAGAAGATTTTTTTTCTTTAGCGTTTTAAAAAGATAAGATTTTTTATCTAAATGTATTCTAACTTGTATCATAAGGACTGGTTATAACAGCAATTACACGCTATTGCTACATTGTGATTAATTTAAACTTTGTTTTGTACCTTTGAGTTCCGTGTTAAACTGAAAGATGGTTTTGTGCTTTTACGCAACAGACGTGTAGTTGCAGTTATACGCAATTTTGGAACAACCCTTGTGTATTGAAAATACGTTGTTTTGCAATCTCAAAATATTTAGGGTCTAATTCTATTCCAATAAATTTACGGTTGTATTTTTGACAAGCCAATGCCGTTGTTCCGCTTCCTAAAAATGGGTCGATAATAATGTAATCATCAGGTAAAATTCCAATAATATTTTCCATTACTTTCAACGGCATTTGACAAGGATGTGCTGTTTTTTCGGCACTAACATTTTTCACTTGGTTTATTTCCCACCAATCATAAAGCCTTGCTGTTTTGCCATCAGCTATTCTTTTAGCTATTCGTTTATCAGTTGGGTTTTTATAATCTTGCCCTACTTTTCTAAAATCAGGCTTTACACCAAAAAACGCTATATCTCTATGCTGTTTGCCAGTATTTGAATTATAAACCCAACTCACTACTTTGTCAGGAAATAAACCAATATTAAAACTATGCTTATACAAGTATTCAGGATAATGAATAATCACTTGTTTTTGTGTGCCGAAAATATCAGCTAACCAATTATAATAATCGTCCTCATTCATTTTGTCATTGTATTTGTCATAATGGTAGCCAATATTAAATGGCGGGTCGCTTACAAAAATACACTTCGATAAATCCAACCCTAAATTTTGCAAAACATCTATGTTATTACCATTGTAAATCTGAATATCTCCGAGAAAAAACTGCGGGTAACACGTGCTATAAGAAATAGCGGTTTCGGTGCTTTCTGAAAGTTCAGGTGTATTTTTAAAATTAGTCATAAATTTTAAGTTTAGTCTTTATTAATCCGCTACTTCTCATAGCACCATACGTTATGCACAAGGCTACAATTCGTTTTCATAACTTAATTCTGTTCCTGTAAGAGCTAAATATAAGTTTTGTAATTCGTGAACGTGTTTTATATGAGGTAAAGCCGTATCTGTTTGTT